GTTAGTAGGTCTAATGACAAAACTACTGCTATGGAAGAAGGTTATGATCACAAAGGAGAAATTGATTTTGCAAATCCAAGTATACCAAATCCGGATGATAAGGTAATCAATGATCCTTTAATAGATAAGCTAGAAGAGATTAATCAAACATTAATAACATTAACTAAAGTAATCAATAAAATAGTAAAATAAATGGCACAAAGCGTATTAGTAATTGCAGATTCAGGTACAGGAAAGTCTACCTCAATCAGGACATTAAATCCAAAAGAGACTTTCATAATAAACATAGCAAATAAACCTCTACCTTTTAAAGGTTATAAGAGTAAGTATACTCAGATAACTAAAGATAATCCTAAAGGTAATATAACATCAGCAGCCTCAGCAGCTGGTATTATTAAGGCTATAAAACATGTTGATGAAAAAATGCCACACATTAAAACTCTAGTGGTAGATGACTGGCAATATATGAGCTCCTTTGAATACTTTGATAGAGCTAATGAGAAAGGTTATGATAAGTTTACACAAATAGCAGCAAATTTAGCAATGGTTGCTAAGATGCCTAAAGACTTAAGAGATGACCTTACTGTTATATTTCTGACACACTCAGAAGATTCAACAGATATAAATGGAAATAGAAAAATCAAAGCAAAAACTATTGGTAAAATGATAGATAATACTTTAACTTTGGAAGGTCTATTTTCAATTGTTTTATTTGGAAAAGTAAATAAAAATGATGATGGTGTACTTGAATATGGTTTTGAAACTCAAAACAATGGAGAGAACACATGTAAATCACCTATGGGTATGTTTGAGGATATGTTTATCCCTAATGACCTTAAGTATGTAAAAGAATGCATACAAAAATATGAAGAGTAATAATCAATTAATTAAAAAGAAAAATTATGTTAAGTACTAAAGACATGTCTGTTGGATCAGGCACTATCAAACCAGTAATTGGAACAGGTAATCACAAATTAAAAATCAATTCAATTACTTTTGACCAAACGCCTTATGATGCAGACGCATTTAATATTATGTTACATGTAGAAGGTGAACCAGTATCTGGAGATTTCAATGGATTCTTAAAAGATATGAATAACCCTAATGGTGACCGTTATGTTGGTCAGGTGGGTAGAGTTAGATTCTCACCGTATCCATATAAAGATGCCACATTAAATAATGGTAATGAAATCAAGAGAGATACTGAAGTATTAAAAGCTATGGTATTTTTATCTGAAGTTGTTGGTAAAAGAAATGAGCTAGATGCTATTGAAGCAAATACAATTGAAGAGTTTATGTCTGCAGCTGGAGCTGTATGTTCAGAAACTGGATTCATTAATGCATGCTTAGGTGCACGTGAATGGGAAAACAAAGAAGGTTATGTAAATAATGATTTGTTTTTACCTAAGATGAATAAAGAAGGTGTACCATTAGAAGCTCTAGAAACAGAGAATTCTAAAATGTTAACGTTTGACAAAACAAACACACAACATTTTAGACCATTAATGAAAAAAGAGTCAACTGCAGCTGCTAGCTTTGAACCAGCTAAAGCAAAAGGAGATGACTTTGATTTATAAATAAAAAATATGAGGAGAGAGTGTGGATGAACGGCATTTTGCCAACCAACTTTAACCGGGAGTATAAGAGCTTCCTGTTTTTAATTAGATTTTATACCCACTCTCTCTCTTTATATAATAATAAGAATATATGATAAGCACAAAGAACTTAGTATTACAACCTGCTGATGTTCCAAGTTATTGGGTGTTTCAATATTATTTAAATCTACCAGAAACCTTAACAGGACAGGATATAAAGATTAAGTCTATCTTTAATCCTAATGAGAATACACCTAGTTTTTGTATTTATGTTGATAAATTAGTAATGCAATATAAATTTAAAGATTTCTCAACCGGTAAGAGTGGTGATAAAGTTGATCTAGTTAAACAAATGTTTGATATAGATTTTCCTAAAGCTTCAATGAAAATAATAAATGACTACAATCAATATGTAAAGACTTCAGATTATAAAACACAAACCTTAAAGCCTGTAGCTAAGTGGGAAGTTGACTTTATTAAAAATAGAGAGTGGACAACTGATGATAGCGCCTTTTGGTTAGACTTTAATATAGGTAAAACTATGTTAGATAACTATAACGTTAGACCAATTGAGTATTATAACTTAGTTAAAGAAGAGAACTTTAAAGTTAAGTCACTTAAAATAGAAGGTAAGTATATGTACGGATACTATGATAAAAATGGTAAGGCCTATAAGTTATATCAACCTCATAGTAAACATAAGTTTCATAAGATTAATAAACATCTACAAGGATTTGATCAGCTTAAATATAATAAACCATATTTGGTAATATGTTCATCTCTTAAGGATGCAATGTGTCTTGCCAGTATTGGCTATAATATAGAGGTAATAGCTCCTGACTCAGAGAATACTATGATTAAACCACATGTAATAGAATATCTTAAGAAGAAGTACAAAAAAGTAATAACACTTTTTGACAATGATGATGCAGGTAAAGCTGCTATCATGAAGTATGGTTCTATGTACAAACTAGATGGTCTAATATTTCCTACCGCCAAAGATATTTCTGATGGTATGAAAGAAAATGGTCTTGATTATGTGCATCTTATAATACAACCAATACTAAAAAAAGTAATAAATAAATAATATGAGAAAAATAAGATGGTGGATACCAGGTAACGTACCCTCTAGTAAAAATGGAAGACGTTGGACAGGTAAATACTTTATTGCTAGCAAAGCTGTAATGAATTATAGAAAAGCTACTAAAGATATATATTTAAAATATACTGAGGATTTTAAGCAAGAACTAGAGAAGTTAGAATTACCAGTAAAAATATCTTTTGAATTTATCAGAGGCAGCCGTCATAAGTTTGACTATATAAATCCTGCACAGACAGTGCAAGATGATATGGTTAAGTATGGGTGGATTGAAGATGATAATGCTGAATATATAATTCCTGCATTTGAACAATATACATATGATAAAGAAAACCCTGGTGTATGGATAGAACTAATTTTAGATGAAGAAAATAATATCACTTGATGAGTTTTTTATGCTAAAGAAAATGATCTCAGCTTCCAAAGAAGACTTAGAAGTTGCTTTGGCTATATGGACTACCCAGTTTAAAGATAGAGAAATTTTAGATAGATTAATGTGTAAGGCATTAGCTTTTGATAAAAGAGTAAACTTCTCTATTGCTGTAGAGTATACTTTTACATACAAGGGATACAATTCTATGTCTGATATGAGTACACATAAAATACATGCATATATAAATGGAAAGAAACTAAATGATGTATATAATAAAATATTAAAAAAGATAACAGATGATTAATATACAAGATCAGGTTGCTAGAACAACTAAAACTCTAATATTTGATGAGCCCTTTTATGGGCTCTTTTTGATTGGTATCAATAAGAAGTACAGTTTACATATACCTACTGCTGGTGTAAGCAAACATGGTATTGGTATGCAATTGACTATAAACCCAGAGTTCTTTACAGAGCTCAAGCCGGAAGAAAGATATGGCTTAATAAAACATGAGTTATTACATATAGCTTTTGGACACTTAATTTTAAGAGACAAGTATTCTAATCATAAACTATTTAATATAGCTGCTGATTTAGAAATTAACCAATACATATTGGAAAGCAATCTACCAGAAGGAGGATTGTTATTGTCAAGTTTCCCAGAGCTTAATTTACCTAAAAAAGCAGGTACAAGTAAATATTATGAACTTTTACAACAAGCACAGCAAGATGGTACAAGCCCTACGTTAGATTCTTTAATGAGTCAAATGGATGGTACTACACCACATTGTCATAGCACATGGAATGAGTTTAATGATTTATCTGAAGCTGAGAAAAAGCTAGTAGAAAAACAAATTGAACATCAACTAAAAGAATCTGCTGAACAAACCATTAAAAGATCTGGTACGGTACCTGGTGAGTTAGCTGATCTTATAAGGAAGCTTACACATGTTGAGCCTGCTAAATTTGATTGGAAAGGATACTTAAGAAGATTTGTTGGTAATTCTAGTGTGGTGTATACTAAAAAGTTAAGACGTAAGTATAACAAACGGTATGCAGCTAATCCTGGCCTTAAAATTAAGTTTAAGAATCATATACTCGTTGGTGTTGATACTAGTGGTTCAGTCAACAATGAAGAGTTAACAGAATTCTTTAGTGAATTAACACACATGCACAAGACAGGCCACAAAATTACCGTAGCACAATGTGATACACGCTTAGGAAGCGTGAAGGAATTTAAACCTAATCAAGATTGGGAAATACATGGTCGTGGTGGAACTAGCTTTCAACCAGTTATTGATCACTACAATGAAAAGAAAGGGCAATATACAGCTCTAATATATTTAACAGATGGTGAAGCATATGCACCTGAAGATTGTCCAAAGAATACCTTATGGTGTTTGAGTAGTATATCTCAGATGAATGATGAGTTACCAGGAAAAGTAATAAAATTTAATTAATAAAAAAATGGCACAAGTAAATTTAAACGTAACAGAATTAAAAGGTTTTGTAAATCATATAATAACTAATAATAGATTTCTACAACAAGGAGGAAAACATCCTGTATCAGTAGAAGTAGTAGGTGAATCAGGTATTGGTAAAACCTCAAGTATTGTTGAACTAGCATCAGAAAATAATCTGAAATTTGTTAAGTTAAACTTGGCTCAGATAGAAGAGCTAGGTGATCTTGTTGGCTTTCCAGTACGTCAGTTTCAAATGTATAAAGAAAAGATAGTACAACCAAAAAACAATAATGTAAACATGGTAACTGCAACACAAAGAGCAGCAGGTACTAGTCTAGCTAATCTAAACTCTTCAGTAACTAAAAAAGTAGGAATGTGGGTTGATGAGTTGGCTGTACAAGAGTACTTAAAGCAGGGTTATAAAATGACAGGTAAGAATAGAATGTCTTATTGTGCTCCAGAGTGGATTGCTGATGCAAAGGCCGGTGGTATCTTATTACTAGATGACTGGAACCGTGCAGATACAAGGTTTATTCAAGCAGTTATGGAATTAATAGACAGACAAACATATATCTCATGGACTTTACCAAAGGATTGGCATATTATACTTACAGCTAACCCGGATAATGGTGACTACATGGTTAATACTGTAGACAGTGCACAGAAGACTAGATATATTACTGCAAACTTAAAGTTTGATGTAAATGTATGGGCACAGTGGGCAGAGGGTGCAGGTATTGACACAAGATGTATTAACTTCTTACTGTTGAATCCAGAACTAGTAACTCAAGAAACAAATGCAAGGTCTATTACAACATTCTTTAATGCTATATCAAGTTTTGATAACTTTGAAGATAATCTAAGTATTATACAAATGATTGGTGAAGGTAGTGTTGGTGATGAGTTTGCATCAATGTTTACAACGTTTATAAATAATAAACTAGATAAGCTGGTTACTCCTAAAGATTTATTGACACATGATAATGAGTCATATATTCTTGGTGAGTTAAGAGGTTGTATAGGAGAGGATGATAGTTACCGTGCAGACATTGCATCAACGTTATCAACTAGGCTAGCTAACTTTGCAGTTGTATATTCAAAAGAAAATACAATAAACCAAAAGATTACTGACAGACTTATATCATTATGTACAAAAGATTATTTTACTAATGACCTTAAGTACTTGATAGTTAGAACAATCTTCAGTGGTAATAAACAGAAGTTTAATAAAATGATGATGAATCCAGAAATAATTAAAATGACAATTAAATAAAATGGCAAATAAATCAGTATACCAGGTTTATAGTACTGATGCTTTGACACACTTTGACCTAACTAGTGATCCCAAATACGGGATCCTAGTTGGTAATGAGTTTGAAGAAGTATTATGTACTCAAGACCAAACAACATATGAGAAAATACACAGCATATTAACTGTCCCTACAGAAGATGGACAAACTTTTAGAAATAAAAAGAAAGCTTTTATATTACCTAAGTGTAAGGTATCACAAGATAGATTAAAAGCAGCTTTAAAAGAGCATAGTATAACTGTAACTAATGATTATGAAAAAGCAGATTTAATTGTAGGTCATGATTCTATAGCTGATAGTTTGCAAAATGGTAATAGCATTGCCTCTACACTTATGTTAACTAAGTTATGGAACTATGAACTTACTGGCGGATCAAGTCAGATCACTAGTGTATTAAATACACAAATACAAAATTTAAACTGTCTAGCAATAATTACAGATAAAATTCTTGATAAAATTAGCTATTACAAATTAGATGTAGAACAGGATAGTTTATATGATAGTTGGATGATAACAGGTATGGCTATGAACATAGCTCATCTTATTGAAACTACTGATTTAAGTGTAATAGATACTGAAACCATCTTGCGTAGTTCATCAAATATGATTACTTTAGATGAGCAATTATTAAAGGATCTTAAGTCTCAATTAAATACTAATCATTGGACAGATGATAAAGGTTTAGCAGCTAAAATTATACCTAGTATAGATTATAAAACTAACTATCATCTACTGTGGGAGCTGGCTACACAATGTGGAAATTTATTCCATGACTTCAATAGAGATAAAGACTTATGGTTTTGGATTGAAGAGTCTAACCTGCGTACATTCAGCCGCAAGAGTGCACAGGACATGATCCTTTGGTTAGAAAAAAAAGAGTTACTTAATAAAAGAAACTTTAAACATTTAGAGCCAATAGTTAGACAAGAGATTAGTATACATAACAGAGACCTTTATACATTTAAAGTGGCTGTAAAAAAAGAATATTTAAAATACTTATAAAATGACTGAAAATCAAAATTATATAATAAACTTTAGAACTGACCAGCAATTTTGGTCCAATGATCAATTGAATGAGAACGGTGTGTCTTCAGAAGAAGCTGGCATATTCTTATTGCATGGTGCCAGTTGGCAAATAACAGGTGATGACTTAGAATTCTTGGGGATTAATAAATTACCAAATGACTTTGACATTACTGATAAAAAACTATATAGATATCCTAAGTTAGATTTACCTAGACAAAAGGTAGATCTATTAAAAGAAAAGTATAATGTTAAAGTAATCAGAGATCCAAATAAATCTGATATACAAATTACATCTCTTAAGTTTTTTAATAGTATAGCACATAGTAGTTGGAATAAATCATTTAGTAAAAATGATTTTTATGAAATATGTAAAGAGTTAGTTAAAAGAAATCTTTTGTCTGATAATGCAAAGAAATCTATTGGTAATATTTTACAAAATTCACATTCAACTGCTGTATTTGATATACGTTGTCATAAAAAAAATTGGGAATCTGCACAAGCAAACAAATCTAAAACTTTAGAGGAGGTTGTACATGCAATGAAAAAAGAATTGGAAGGTAAATATTGCAAGAGCTATATAATCAAAGAACCTAAACACATTGATACATATAATGAGCTTATAAAAGCAAAGATGCTTGTTCTTGATAGAGATATAAGTAAAATATGTTCAGAAGGTTTGGCAATACTTACTAAAGATGATTATACTCAGATGTATAAAATGATAACAAGTAATGATATAGAAAATAGAACTTTGGCTTTAGAAACTTTAGCTAATTGTAATGTAGAAGCTTCTTTTGATGTTGTAGCTTTACTAATGTATTATGAATTTGAGTGGGTTAAATCAACAAGCAACTGGAATACTGTTAATGTTAAAGCTTTAAGAAATAGATTCTCTGCTATGTCAACTTACGGAAACAGTAGTAATGGAAACTATCATACTCAGATTGTCATGTATTTATACAATGAAGGATACTTAACTAAGTTTGCAGCTGATACTATTAAAGAAAAAGTTTTTAGTAAAGTTTTAGCATCTGCAGGAATAGGTTCACCTACTTCAGCTTGGGAAATAAATCTTGATGATATAAAATTTAAAACTCCATTTAAAGAATCAATAATAGATAACATATGTTTATAACAAATAAAGAAAAGGAAGAGGTTTTCTATGCAAATAAAGATTTTTGCTTTAGTTACTCTTCCTTAAATAAATTATTATTTTCACCATCCTTATTCTATAAGGATTATATATTATTTGACCGTGAGGTTAGAACAGATAAACATCTGATTGAAGGAAAGCTTATACACTGCCTGCTATTTGAAGCAGAGAACGTTGATAAAAAATTCAGCGTTGTTCCAGGTAAAAGCCCAAGTGATAACATTAGAAAGGTATTAAAAGACATGTCTCTTCATACTGATGCAAAAACTCTAGCTAGCTGTGAGGATTTTATAATTTTAGATTCACTTAAATCTTTAAATCTGTATCAGTCTCTAAAAGCGGATGAGTCAAGAATAGCTAAGATAAGAACTGAAGACAATGAACCATATTGGAAGTTCCTGGGTAATAATAACATTGATGTTGTTGACCAGGATACTTTATCAAGATGTGAAGAAAGAGTTGAAGTACTTAAACAAAATAAAGATGTAATGTCTTTGTTTAATGAAGTACAAACAGACTTTGATTTAGATCCTATTGAAACATTTAGTGAGAAGTATCTAAAATCTGAACTAATTGATTGTGATTTTGGCCTGCACGGATATGTAGATTACTATTCAGTAGATACAGATAAAAAGGAAGTTGTTATATGTGATCTTAAAACAACAGGGAAGACCGTCTCTGAGTTTAAAGACACTGTAGATTTTTATAATTACTGGCTCCAAGCTGCTATTTATATGAAACTTGTTTATGATACTTTAGGTGATGATAAAGAAGAATATAATATAGATTTTAAATTCATTGTGATAGACAAATATGATCAGGTTTATGTTTTTGATGTATCAAATAATACAGTAAATGATTGGGCGGATGGTCTTGGAGGTGCAATAAATACTGCAAAATTTCATTATAATAGTAGAAATTACTCATTACCTATTGAATTCTTAACAAATAAGATTAAATTATAGTATGAGTAATGTATATACAGAATATTTTCAGAAGAGTAAAGTTTTTCTATACCCCTTGCTAGATTTAGGTAGGGGTATAAAGTATGTACCTAAGGAAACTTATTGTGCATGGGAAGATGTATACTCTACTGATGATATGATGTTCTTATGTGTATATAAATGTAAGCTTACCCTTGATTTTAAAAAGTTTGCAAATAGACATCTAATAGCACACCCTTTGTTTAGGGATCATATCTCTTTAGGTACAAACAGACAGTTGTTTGTATTTAATTTTGATAAATATTCTCATGATTATAAGAACTTTCTTAAAGGGAAGTATTCTCAATACTCAATAAATGGAAAGATTTCAATACTAGAATTCTTTGAGACAGCTGAAGAAGAGCAAGTACAATATATACAAGGTTTTTTGCAGCCAGATGAAGTACATGAAGCATATGCTATAGACTTAAATGTAGACATAGAGTTATTAGAAGATGTTTATGAAGTCTGTTCTGCACCAAACATGGAAAAGGAAATATTAATTGATAATAATCATATTTTGACTCAATTATTAAAAGAAAGTTCCATATATTTGACAAATAAATAATATATAAAATGGCACAAATAGGACAAAATATGATGTTAGTAAATTCTACATTTAGAAATGCTAAATCATTTACATTAATTCCAGTGAGTATGGACTCACCTTATACAGAAGCTATGTTTGACCCTGCGTCAGGCATCTTAGCTGTCATCAGCAAAGTGATGAAACAATCTTATCATATGGTACCTAAGTTAGATGATGATGGTCAGCCACAAAGACTTAAAACACCTAACCAGCAAACAGGTAAGACACATAAAGAAGAGAGAAGATTGGTTGACACATTCTCTGAGTTCTATCTTAGTGATAGAGCTGATATTGAAACTTTTATTCATATGTTTGCTGTAAATGCAGAAAACTTTTCAGTTGAAGAATTCTTTGTAGACTTAAAGAAAACTGAACCATCAAAAATTATATTACCTGGTCAATAGTGTTGAGTTGAGTAATATCCTTATTGACTAAAAAAAAGAAAGCTCATTGATTTGGGCTTTTTTTGGCTCTAATAAAAAAAATCATGGCAGAAATAACTAATGAACAAATAATGGATGTAAATATTCTATTAGCAATGAATAGATGTATGTCTGAAATAGCACATAATTTACAATATATACACACTCAACAGGTCAAACAAAGAATTAAGCACGTTATAAAAACTGTAGACCTATATGATAGAGAAGTTAAAAGAAAGTTAAACACAGATCAGTCACAAGCAATAGAAGATATATATGACTGTATAATGGACTTAGTTCTAGAAGCTAGAGAAGTTACTCTTAAAAATGCCAAGAATGAAAGAGTATAATACATATATCATGCAAATAGGAGAAGGTATGGCCGGTGCTCTTAAAGCTCCTGAAAAGAAGAAGTATACACGTATAGATAAGAGGACTAAGAAATATGGTAATCCTAGAAAACGTAAAGATGATTGGCAAGGTACAATATATAAAACAAAAAAAGTATGAAAAATCATTGGGTAATGGATTATGAAACTCTATTTGATTGTTTCACTGCCGTATTTGAAGATTACAAAACTAACAAAACAGAAGTCTTTGTAATATGCAGGCTAAGAAATGATCTGACAGAGTTTATACAATTTTTACAACAAAATATAGAAAAGAAAGAATGGCATATATCATATAATGGTTTAGGATTTGATGCTCAGGTTACACACTATATCTTAGACAACCATAAAAGTTGGTGGAATATAGATGGTAATGACGTAGCTTACACTATATATAAATATGCACAGAGAACAATTGAGAAAAGTAATAATAGAGAGTTCAGTGATTATCCACAATGGAAAATGCAGATAGGTCAGATAGACTTATTTAAGTTACATCATTGGGATAACCCGGCTAAACGTTCAAGTCTTAAGTGGATACAATATAGTATGGACTGGGAGAATATCCTAGACATGCCTATACATCATACATCTAAGATAGATAACCAAGAAGATCTAGACACTATTCTAGAGTATTGCGTTAATGATGTAAGATCTACTAAAGAAATATTTAATAGGTCTACTGATTTAATAAGACTAAGGAAAGAACTAACTAATACATATGGTATTAATATGTTTAGTGCATCAGAGCCAAGGATTAGTAAAGAAGTATTTGGTTATTTCTTAACACGTATGTTAAATATACCTAAGAGAGATCTTAGAAACATGAAGACTTATCGTGATACTGTAAAAGTAAAAGATATAATATTACCATACATCTCTTTCACATCACCAGAGTTTAATATGTTACTTGATAGGTTTAAATCTATTGAAGTAAAAGGAGATAAACTTAAAGGTAGTTTTAAATATAGTGTAAACTATAAAAATGTTAAGACACACTTTGGTTTAGGTGGTGTTCATGGTGCTGCTAGCAAAGGAGTATATGAGTCTTCAGATGATATGGTTATAATGTCTTCTGACGTAACAAGTTTTTACCCTAATCTAGCAATTAAGAATCAATTTGCTCCTGCACATTTTCCAAAGAAAGCATTTTGTGATCAGTATGAGTGGTTCTTTACTGAAAGAAAGAAAATACCTAAAAGCAACCCTATGAATTATGTATATAAAATTATACTTAACTCAACGTTTGGTCTTAGTAATGATGAAAAGAGTTTCTTTTATGACCCTGAGCTGTGTTTACGTATTACAATTAATGGCCAGCTTACTCTAATGATGTTATATGAACAGATTATGGAAAGAATACCTGGTGCTGTTCCTTTGTTACAGAATACAGACGGTGTAGAGACTTTAATACCAAGAGAATACGTGGATGATTATATGGGTATCTGTAAAGAATGGGAAGAAAAGACAAATCTTAACCTAGAACATGATGAATATCAAAAACTAGTATTAGCTGATGTCAACAATTATATAGGTGTGAATAACTTTATAGATGTTGATATTACTAAATGGAGAGAAGTTAAACAAAGTCAACCTCATTACCTATTTAAGGTAGAGAATGACAAGTTTAGCTTTGCTCCTGTTAAGTTAAAGGGACGTTTTGATTTTCATAATTTACAATTGCATAAGAATAAGTCCAAACTAGTTATACCAAAAGCTATATATCAATACTTTGTTAATAATATATTGCCTGAAGACTATCTAGATGAAAATAAAAATATTCTAGATTACTGTATAGGAGGTAAATCAAAAGGTGATTGGGAACAAGTAGCTAGATACATTAAAGATGGTGCATTTGCTGAAGATAAATTACAAAAGATAAATAGATATTTCATCTCTAATGATGGAGTAAAGATTATCAAAGTAAATAAAAAAGACAATAGAGAAATACAACTAGAGTCTGGCAGATGGGTTCAAACTATTTTTAACGTATTAAAGGTAGAGCCTAAGTGGGAAAACTATAATATTAATAAAGCATATTACATGCAAGCAATAGAGACTGAGATCAATAGTATCTTGACAGTCTCAACTAATCAATTAAAACTATTTTAAAATGACGTATAGACCATTGCCTGAAGGGACTACTATTAAAGAGTCCCTTCTCCATGGCCTTGGATTATATTCTACTAAATCTATTAGTAAGGATACAGTCCTAGGCATATCACATATTAGAAATACAAAATATCAAAACAATTATATTAGAACCCCGCTAGGAGGTTTTATAAATCATAGTGACACACCTAATCTAAGAAAGATTGGTAGTGCTGAATCAAGAGATATAGAAGCAGGGGTTATGATGATCCAAACAACTAAAGACATCCTCCCCGGGGAAGAGCTAACACTTAAATATAATCTATATGCAATTGAATGAAGTCAAGAAAGGAACAAAACTAAAATTAATTAAAAGAATGCATTACTTAGGTAAAAAACCTGAGGCAATGAATATATTAGATGGAGAGCTTCTAGTATTTGAAGCTAATGATGGCTTATATTCTATTTGTACAGATAGAGAAGGCAACCAATACAACATTCCAGGATGGTCTAAGGTAGAAATAATTGAAGAACCTTTGGCTGACTCAGAATAATTTATTATATTTACACTTTAAAAGTTTATAATTATGGGGTATACAAAACCTAAAGAAACAACAAGATGGCATTTAGAAAATGCACCCTTACCTAACCATGGTGAGTCATATACAGTAATATCACATGGAGAAGTGATAGAAAACACATATAAATTATTATCAGATAGTGGATTTATGGTCTCTAGAGAGATGTATAGATCCAGTAAGAATGCTAACATAGCTCAAGGAGTATATCATATATACCCAACTAATCCAACAGATGGAGACATTATAATGGAAAAGGAACTTGGAATGATGTTTGCTTGGACTAATTCATATGATAAAACAAAAAGCTTTGCTTCAGCAATTGGGGCCTACGTTGCAGTTTGTAACAACGGTATGATAGCCGGAGACATGATGAACTATAAAAGAAAACATAGATGGTCTGCCTCACATGATATACATGTTCACATGAGTGATCAGATGAAGTCAGCAGAGAAGTACTATAAAAGACTGATAAAAGATAAAGAGGCACTAAAGAATGTTATAGTTACACATAAAGAAGCAGCTGAACTAGCTGGCCGTTTATTTATTGAAGAGGAGTTGCTTGATTCACAACAGTTATCTTGTGTTAAACAAGAACTAATCAAGCCTTCTTATAACTATTCAGTAGGTGCAGAGTCAGGATGGGCCTTTTATAATCATATAACACATGCATTAAAGAAAGCACATCCACGGGACTGGGTCAATGATCAGCAGAACTTTCATGACTTTATAACTGTTGAGTTATTAGGATCACCTGCATCTAAACCTATGTTTGAAAAGCCTGCAGAGTATGTAGACATGGGTCAACTTAGTATTGATGTGGATTTAGTAGAGCAAGATAAATTTACATTTGATATATTATAGAGTATGCTAGAGGATATGCTATTATTTTTTTTATTTCTATTCCTCTTATGGTTTGCTTTAACAGATCAAATGGACAAATAGGGAGAAACCAACTGGGGTCTGAGTTTTTGCATTCTTAGGCCCCGCCCTCCCAATATAATACCTGTAAAGATTTAGTAACACATGAAAAAATTTATTGAGTTTGCACTAATTTGGTACAGTCAACAGATGGCCATACCATTTTGGATCGTTGGTCATATACATTTAAGCGTAAACATATATCAAGACATACATGAAATACTAGCTAGCATGGGGTTAAATCTAATCGTACTAGTTGGGTTTATAATAGACTATAAAAAAAATAAAGACAAATGAATTCAAAAGAAAGAAAAGAGAGACCAGTCTATACTGGAGTATTAAAATATTTTCCTGATGCTATCCTGGAAGTAGCAAGGGTATCGTTAGCTGGGAACAAACAACATCATCCTGATCAACCATTACACTGGGATCGTACAAAGTCTAATGATGACCTAGATGCTTTATCTAGACATCTTATAGATGCTGGTAAAATAGATAATGATGGTATACGTCACTCTGCTAAAGTAGCGTGGAGGGCCTTGGCTAACTTACAAAAAGAAATAGAAAAAGCTTATATAATTAAAAATGACTTATGATATACTGGGATATATACTATATACCGTGGGATAAACTTTTATTAAAAGATCCTGCTCGTTATACTGAATGGATGATAATAATGGCAGATGATAAAGGAAGTGCTAAAGAGGCAGGAAGACAAGAAGGTATGGTAACTAAGGTAACTCATCTTAATAAAAATAGAGATACAAGATTTTAAATATGATAAGGGATAAGAAGGAGTGGGAATAATCCCATAATTTTACAGGCGTAAGATGCCTTAATATTAAATGTTTTACTCCTTTTTATTTCTTATTATATCCTTCTTTAATAATTGTATTCATAGTACCTAGTACTGTAGAATCAGGATTAGGTCTAAAACCACCTTTACCTCCACCTTCTGAATACTTTACAACAGAACCAGATTCTCTTTTTATACCTGGTTCTACATTACCTAATACTTTATTTGTTTTATTGCTCATAATTTATTTATTTCCAGAATATACCACCTACAACATCACCTGCTCCTACTGCATTAGTATTACCATTGGCAGATCCTGATGTTAAATTCATACCTATTCCTAATTTAAATGCAATACCAATTGGTAAGGATACATCTAAATAACTATCTGCTGCTACACAAAAGATTGCTGCAGGTATATCTGCATTGACTGGTGCACTAGCTTTATCAAATAATCTTACAAATACATCAGAGCTGGTATTGTTATGTAAGCTTATAGAATACACACTACCTCCCCCTTTTTTTATAAAATCTAAATTAGTTGATGCTGTTGAAATTATTTTATGAACTTCTAGTCCTCCAAATCCATATTGGTTTGGAACTGACATGCTTTTTGGATAGTCTGAGTTTAGACTAGATGATTCTGATGTGTTAAATTGTACTCCCATTTTATTTTATTTTTAATTGTTATATGCTAAATCCTATGGCTATTAGCTCTTGTCTTACAAGATTGTAGTAATATACACTACCATTAGATGGCTGATTTGATACACTACCAACATAAGTTATTCTTTTTGGTGCTGTACTTGAAAAACTTTGTAAACTTTGTGTATTTACAGTATATGCTAATGCTTCTGGGTTGTAACTAGTATTATAACCTAAAGCATTACGTCCTCCTGTTTCAGCAAAACCACCTGGACCCATTATTTCTTCCAAGTCATTGTTGGCATTAGTTAGTACCCTAAAGGCTATACCTCTATATATTGAATTGTTACCAGCTACTCCTTCTAGTGCATTAATAAATCCTCTTGTTGCGGATACATCTGCTACTAATACTGTATTTACTGAACCTCCAGGCATTCCTCTATCATTCCAAGTATCAGCACCAATTTCAGTAGGACCAGCCTTGTAAGTATTGGTTTGTGGGGGAGGTCCAGTGTTAGTGCCTGATTCATCAGCCCATGCCATTACAACAATGCTTTCTGCATCTGGAAAATATCCTGTTGAACCTATTGTTGCTACTTGGAAACCACCTTGTGCTTGGAAACCTAAATAACCAATCGGTCTTTCTTGAGGATTGTGGTACCAATATAAATGACTATCATACATATCTTGTCCATTAGTTGCTGAATTTGTATTACCACTAGCAAATGTACCACCTGTTGCATAGTAATCTTGAAGTAAGTTTCTAAAGTTATTAGAACCATTGTAGGCTGTTTCTTTTTGATCTTGAGTTAAAGTAAATGTTAGAACATCATTAGCAGTTGCAAAATGTACCTGGTCTAACTCTAAGTCAAGCGTTGCATTACTAGGGGTGCCTCCACCACCTGAATCTACTTTAGTACCTGCAGTAATTCCATTACCTGAAACTTCCATACCATCTATAATACATAAAAAAGAATCATCTACTAATCCTGATGGATCATTAACTCTTCCTGCTTGATTTCCACTAGCCAGTCTTAGAGTTTTAGAACCAGTAAAACCCCCATTAGATTTACTTGTTACTACAGGTACACTACTCATTTGTGCTGTCTCTTGAATTGTGGTAATCATAGATCCTGAAGTATCACTACAGAATACAAAGTATGAATCTTTTGTTACTGTTAATCCACCAATAGTAAATGATTGTGAACCTAAATTAGGATCTGGATCTCTAACTTCCATTATAACTTCAAAGTTACCACCAGCAATTGGATAAGTTCCTGCTAAAGTTCCTGTACAGTTATTAGTTGGATCAGGAGTAAAAGTTAACCAACTAGGACTTGGTTGTCCAGAAGGTAAAGGCCATATTTGTACAGCCCCAGTACTATTTGCATTTACTGTAATTACATAAGTTAAGAGATTACATGGATGATCTGCATCAGATGTAGTCCAGGTATATGTCCAAGCATCTCCGCCTGTTAAGTTAGGATATGTGTTTGCATCTACTGGATCTTGGGAAGTCCATATTGGAGGTTCAGCTACTGGTGTAATATTTAAGACAATTGTACCTGGAGCACTATCACAGTAACCATCATTATAAGTATATGTAAATGTTGTACTTCCATTAAAGTTTGTAGTAGGTGTAAATACAAATGCACCCGTACTTGAATTAAAAACTAATGTTCCTGCTGCAGGATTAGCTAATGCACTTGCTGTATATACCCCTGTATACCCTCCATAACCATCATCTACTGCAGTAACAGTTTGAGATATAGGATTGTCTTCAAGCGCAGTATAGGTTGCATTACTAACAGTTGGACATGTGTTTAAAGAAAATAATTTACAACAAGACTCCCAGTATAACACATATTTATATGCAAAACCTCCTCCAGGGATCTCGTAGTTATGATATTTGAATTTAAGTGACTCACCATATTTAAGTGTTGATGTAGGATAACCGTTATCAAATCCTGCTGCCCAGCTTATTTTACTATTATATAGATTACCAACAGTACCCCACCCAATAGGAAATCTTAGTACATCATCTGCTAGAAATGTTCCTTGCTTTACATTTTCTGCTATAACAACTCCTGTCTGACCATCAGTTAATGTAGTCATACCTTTAATTGATCTATACGGTACTGTAG